GGAGAGATCCTAATTTTCGACAGACAATCAGAAGGCGACCAGTCACCGTATGCAAAAAAGGGTGGCGAAGTCGCCTTTTTTTATGCCTGTCTGTATTAGAATTTAATAATTTTATTGTAAACCGATGGACAATCCATCAAGGAAAATCTTATGAAAAACTTAATCGCAATCTCAGCAGTATTGGTATCAGCAAACGCATTCGCATTCTTCGAGAATGGCAACTTGGATCAACGTTTTGTTCAAGATGGTCGTGGCGAATCAACGGCAAATGCAGGTGGTGAAGGTGAAGCAACTTTCACTATGTCTTTCACTGGCAAAGGTAAAACTGCTGGCGATTTTAAGGGTAATGGCTCTCACAATGGTAACTTCGGTGGTCGTGGTTACGGTTATGAGAATCCTTACTACGCATTTCCTGCACAGGAAAAATAATAACTGGAGAAAATTATGATTGGAACATCATGTAACGAGAAAAACTGTCCTGGATGGTTAGCTGCAATAGTAGTTGGTATGTTTGCTTATTTCGCAGTTACTGTCATGTTCATCAAAGATGTTATGGCTGACGAAGTTGTAGTATCCTTTGAGAGAGAATTACCGTTCACGACAAAACACTTCACAAGAACTTTTGAAGATAAAGAGTCGTTTGAAATGTGGTTAGCCATGCGTCTGGAAGGCGATGGGTGTGATCCATATCTCAAGAATATGAACATACAATTCAAAAAGTGAAACAAAGGGATCTTCGGATCCCTTTTTTATTTTGCAACTTGCAACTTTGTGCTTGTCTTGTAACGTTATTTGTAGGATAATAGTTACTCTTTATCGGAGATTAGCGCAGTCTGGTAGCGCATCTGCTTTGGGAGCAGAGGGTCGTTGGTTCGAATCCAGCATCTCCGACCATTTCCACTATGAAGAGAAGTGTAATGAAGGCGAGAAAAAAGTATAGTCTGACTGCCACGATCTACAATAAACGTGGTCATGTGATTTCAAGAGGTGAGAATTCTTATTGGAAAACTCATCCCATGCAGGTTAAGACTGCACAAGAAGTTGGTCGTGAAGGAGCAATTTTTCTTCATGCCGAAATTGCTGCTTTGGTAAGGTTGAAAGACTGGAGCAAGGCACACCGTATTATGATTGAACGATATGCTGAAGACGGTACACCGCTGTTGGCTAAACCTTGTCAAATCTGTGAACGTGCTTTGGAGAAAGCAGGAATTCAAATTATCGAGCATACATAAATACTATTATGGAAGAAACACAAATTACCCACGACATGATTGTATTCCCACGAACTGTTCATGGTGCTTGGTCAGTTTTTGTTTCAATCTATCAACAAACCCAAATAATGATTATAGCGAGACACCGTTTATATGAGAGAACACTTTGTGAAGTTTTTTATCATCCAGATGATGCTGCTGAATTCATTGAATTTTTAGATCTAAATGAGGATTACTATGAGTGATATTACTGTTTTCAAAATGATTTCTGGAGAAGAAGTCATGGGAAAAATTATTGAAGAACAAGATGGTTTCTATATGGTCAAAGAACCAGCATCCATCCACATGACCGATCAAGGTGGTGGCAAAGTTGGAGTCGGTATCGCACCCTACATGCCATACGCCAAAGAGAAAAAGATCCAAATCAACAAACTTGCAGTTGCAGCTGCAGGAACTGCTGCAGAAGCAATGGAGAAAGAATACGAGAGGATCTTCGGACACGGTTTAATCACCCCATCTAAGGGTATTATCGGAGCCTAAAACCAAAGTTTTAACCCTGTAGAGTCTAAGTTGTTGATTCTACAGGGTATTTTTTTTGTCTTTTTTTCAAAAAAGTTGTTGACATTTCTGAAAACCTGTTGTATAATATACCTATTATGATGAAGGAGATGAAAATGACTACATTGAAGCAACATATCGAATCTATCAATGCCAAGTCTCAAGCGTGGATCGATGAAGATCCAGCTAATCGTTGGACTGGTATGATTACCACTGATATGGATTACTGGGCAGAACAGGGAATCCATACTGTCGAGGATTACGAACGTGATTCTCTTATCACCTACATTTACGAAGGGCACAAAGATGCCTTTGGTGTCAAGGGTCGTCATTACGACTTTGACTCTATGAGCATGGACGATCTCCGTGCTGAGGCTGATTACATCAGCAATGCTGTCCATGAGGCGATGGAAGCAGAGAAGAAGCAGCAAGAAGAAGATCTTGCTTCATTCAAAGCACTCGTCCAGTCAACTATTGACATGGGTGCTGACGACGAAGAAACTGCTCTTCGTTGGTTGTCCTCTTCTGAGAAATTCTACAATTCACAATGTGTAGAATCTTGGGTTTGGAGCCATGGTATCCTCTTTACCGATTACGGTAAGAAGGTTGCTGATTACCTAATTGAAAATGTAACTTATGAGGAGGTAGCCTAATGGCTGAGATTCAGTTTGCTTTTGATACACTTGTTCCGTTTATCATGACAGGTGTAATTCTTGGAGTACTTTTTGGAATCATGTTTGCGTTTATCAAACTTGGTTTGAAACTGTTTCCGTGGATTGTTGGAGCATCATTGCTTTATTATTTTGTAACAGCAATGTCTAATTATCCACCACTTTAACTTGTCTTGTAATAATTTTTGAGGTATAATACTGTTATGATGAAAAGTGTGAAAACGATTATTGACCAACTGGCTTCCGAATCTGGACGCAATGCAAAGATTGCGATTCTGGAAGAAAACAAGGGAAACGATCTCTTGAAAGAAGTCATTCGGTTGGCACTGGATCCGTTTACTAACTTTTACATCAAAAAGATTCCAGAGTATCTCCCACAAAACACTCCTTCATCATCATTGGGGGATGCTCTGGATACCTTCTTGCCAGACCTAGCTAACCGTGTTGTTACTGGTAATCTGGCAATTGATGCTCTGCGAGACAAACTGGCTAGTCTCCCAGAAGCAGAAGCAGAGGTGCTAAAACTTGTGATTGCCAAAGACTTAAAATGTGGCGTGCAAGCATCTACTGCTAACAAAGTCTGGAAAGATCTTGTGCCAGTCTACCCATGTATGCTCGCCTCTGGCTTTGAGCAACGTCTGGTAGACAAGATTGAATTTCCAGCATTGGTCCAACTGAAGTTGGATGGCATGAGGTTCAATGCGATTGTTCATGTTGAAGAAGGAAAGGTTGAATTCAGAAGTCGTAATGGAAAGGAACTCGTTATTCCAAACGAATCCTTTGCCCAGCAATTTTTTGTAATGGCTGAAATGATGAATCTGGGTGACATCGTATTCGATGGTGAACTCCTTATCCTTGACCAATTTGATCAACCCATTGATCGCCAGACAGGGAATGGCATTTTGTCTAAGTCCATCAAGGGCACAATGAGTACATCTGAGGCTAAAACAGTCCATGCTACTCTATGGGATGCCATTCCCCTCGTCCCATTCAAAAAAGGTAAATTCGATACCGAATACAGAATTCGTTTCAACGATCTCAAAGACTTTGTTGATACAATGAGTCGTGAAGAAGAATACGCAAAATACATTTCTCTCGTTGAAACCCAAACAGCAATCGACTATGATTCTGCTGAAAAGATTTTCCAAGAATATTTGGAGCGTGGTGAAGAAGGTATTATTCTCAAGTCTCGCCAAAACATCTGGGAGGACAAACGTGCCAAAGACCAGATCAAATTCAAAGGTGAGTTAGAAACAGATCTACTGATTACTGGTTTCGAGCAAGGAACTGGTAAGTATGAAGGAATGCTTGGTGCTGTCATTTGTGAATCCTCCGATGGTGTCATCAAGGTTAATGTTGGAAGTGGATTCAATGATGATCAACGTAAATCGTTACAAGGTGAAGATCTTGTCGGCAAGGTTGTGGCTGTTAAATACAACGCTAGGATTAAAAATAAGTCTGGTGAAGAAAGTCTCTTCTTGCCGATTTTTGTCGAAGTCCGTGAGGACAAAACTATCGCAGATTCTTCTAAGGATATAAAATGACACAACAAACTTGTCCCCCATGTAATCAAAATTGTAATCAAGGCAGAGATTGCCCAGCGAGGAAAAAATGAAATACGTACTTGTAGATTGTATTAGTTCTTTCCGTCAACGATACGCTATTGCGGTTCCTGATGACTTCTCTAATGAGAAAGCAAAAGAGTGGGCAGGTGATACTGTTACCTGTGAAGATGCTGAAGAATTTTCTCAATACCACATGGGTGAACAAATTTCATCTATGCGTGTAATGAGTAAAGAAGAACTGCTTGCGCAGTTTAATGAAGATAATGATTATCTTCTAAGTTGGAGTGATGACATGAAACTACGTTGCGTCTGCGTTTTAGACAAAGATGGTAACATTGTTTCTGGTCACGCTAAATGGAAAAGTGATGAAGAGGAGAAAGATTATGGAAGCGAAATCGATAACAATCAGGCAGGTTGCTAATGGCTACGTCGTAGAAACTGACCATCCAGTAGATGGTGAGAAAGAAATGGTGTTTACCAAGTACTTCCAAGTCCAACGATTTGTGAAAGAATTTCTAAGCGAAAAGGAATAATTATGTTTATGTTCGATGTTGAAACTCTAGA